TAATTGATACTGTGGGTTCAGGTTTATACAGTCAAAAAGATAAACAATATATTAAAGAATTAAATTTTATTAAAGATGGATTTTCAAAAGAAATACTTGATGAAATATGTAGAGTAATGAAAAAAAATAATTTATATATTTTTTGTAGTCAAAAACAAATTATTCTTTTACTCGATTATTTTGTAAAAGAAAAAAAATGTAATTGGAATATTATTACATGGCATAAAACAAATCCTATACCTGCTTGTGGTAATAAATATTTAACAGATACAGAATTTATATTATTTTTTCGTGAAAAAGGTGTAAAAATATATGGTGATTATGAAACAAAATTTACATATTATGTAACACCATTAAATCAAAAAGATAAAAAAATATATAGTCATCCAACAATAAAACCTTTAAACATAATACAAAATTTTATTATTAATTCAAGTCGGGAAGGTGAAATAATATTAGACCCCTTTATGGGTAGCGGCACTACTGCAATCGCTTGTATGAACACGAATAGGAATTACATTGGGTTTGAATTAGACAAAGGGTATTATGATATTATTCTTGAAAGGATCAAGAATCATAAACCCGATGTAATTCAAGAAAGTAAACAAGGATTAGAAACATGGTTTTAAGTTATTACAACGAAAGAAAAGTAATTCAGCAAGAAACTCGTATGAGTAGAACCCTGAATACCTTTTTTACTCGTTCTATTACAAGTATTCCAAATAAGTATCAAATCAACGATTCACTTGAACGTGCATTGATTACTGAGTTGAATCGCCCTGTATCGCGTATCAAAATCTCGAATCATGTGTATGATGTCCTTACACTTGGTATCATGGAGGCAGATGAGAGCGATTACCGTGTGTATGCAGCAGAAGATGTAATTGATGAATATCGAGATATAGCAATGATAGAATACCTCATTGCTGCGATCTTTTGGTCAAGTGGAAGAAATGTCATGCGTGATGTTTCTAATCGTTTCTATGCTACTTACACGGTAGATGAAATTGCTAAAATGACAGTGCATCAGGTTCAACAGCGTTTGTTAAATGTCTACAATGATTCTTTTGCACATCGCACAGGAATTGTTGCAAGGACACTTGTGAATGATATTTACAATTATGCAACAACGCAGACATATATTGATAATGGGACAAATTATTTTCAGTTCCAGGCAGTAATTGATCATAGAACATCAGATATATGCCGCATGTTACACGGTTCTATTTTTCCTGCAAGTGTAGCACAATACTATCGTCCACCACTTCATTATAGGTGCAGGTCACGATTAATCGCACTTCAGGGGAACACAGTAAGGAATACAGGCATGATGTATGATAATCGTAACTTTTCTACCCTGTATGATGAAAACATGCGTCCTTACACCAGTAGCGCAATCACACCCACTGTTATTAATCGGGAATTACAGAGAATGAATACATTTAGGCAACAGTGGGTTTTGCCCGATGAATTATTATTTGAAGATTATTCTTACGTAAGAGGAATTTAAAATGGATTATGAAATACCGTTAGAAGATGAAGTTGGATACCTCAATGATGAAGAGTTAGTGCAGCGAATCAATGAACTGTGCCTTGATGTTTATGGTGAAGAATATTTTGAAATCTTTGGTTTTGAAGAATATACGCGAGAACAGCGCATATATCAGATGAAATATTTACAGCGTAAGAGTGATATTCTAGTCAAAGATTTATCAAGTAATCGTGAAGGATATAACTTCCTTGATTTGTGGCGTGAGTATTGGAATACGCGCGTTGTGCTCAATGCAGATGCATGTGACATCTATGGGTTTGTTGCACTATCACAACTCTTTAATCATGTGCGCGTTGAACGTGGCGTAAAAGATGATTTGCGCCTTCATGCGTGTGTTATAATGCCTTCCGGTATGGCAAAGAGTGAATTTAATGATATACTTGCTGAATTTGCAGATATAGCGGATAAAACATACTATTCTGTAGGTGAATTTAAAATTAATAAATTGATTGGGGAAATCAATAAGAAGATTGTTTCCAATAATATGCGTATCAATGCATTCAGTAAGAAAGATAGAGGTTGGGTTGATCCGATTGAACCCGGTGTGCTTGCGTCCTTTGATTTTGTGGTGTTTGATGAGGGTGAAGCGGTCCTTGACCATAAGAAGATTCGCATTCAGGCTATTCTTGATAAGACCATGAATCGTATCGGTTCAAAGGGTAATATGATTACTTCTACAGATAACCGCATTCACTCGAACCCTGCCTGTTCTATTGTGATTACAAGTTATCATCTTGATACGTATACTCATCTGTTCAAGAAAGGTTTATTCCCGCGCATGATTGTCTACGTGCAGCCCGAAGATCCTATCAAACGCACTAAGACTTCAGAGTATATTGTAAGTGCTATTCCTTCCTTTGTAGATGATATTTCTGAGGCAGAAAAGAAGCGTAAAGATAAGAAGAGACTACAAGATAAGTTACGTAAGAAACTGAAGGAAGAGGTAGAGAACTTACAGAACATGCATAAGGATACGGAAACAATCTACATGCGCGCGGGCGTGGATGAGATTATCAACGAATACATAAACGAGTTACGTAACATTGTTCCAGGGTTGAATCCTGAACAGATTGAGGCATGGGAATCAATGGTGTCGCGTGTATCAATCAATTTCATCAAAGTGGCTGCATTATTCGGCATGATGAACTATCGTAACTACATCGACAAAGAGGACGCACACAATGCGGCACGTTTGTTATTCCCTGCTATGCGCTCTGTAGCGTTCTATATCATTTCTAACAACACAGGACGCAACGAGAAGTTAAACAGGCTTGTTATGCGCTTACGTCGGGAATATATCGGTATGCGCTACACAAAAGAAGAATGGCAAAAAGTGTTCTTCAAGAATTTTGGTGCTGGAGAAAGTTCTTCTGAAAAACTCATTGCATTACTCATAGAAAGTGGAAAGATGCGTGTATTAAAAAATAAGGAAGAAGATACCACCGTATACATGCTATCTTAAATCAAATCTTTTTTATAGTTGAACTTACTAATTACATATTGGTGCTTAGATTGGCATTGAAAAGTAAGAAAGACAAGTCTACTGATGTGGACGAGAGCATTGTAGCAAGAATCAATGAGATTGCAGAAAAGGCTGGTGAGCGTCCCGATGTTATTATGGCAGAGTATAAGAAACGCTTTGCTGAATACATGAAGCGGGATGGGATTACCGCGTCTAAGGCGAGTATTGTTACCATTAAGTCTATTGTTGGTTCTTACAACGCTGCACTGCGTAGCAATATGACCCCGTTCAAGGGTTTCTTCTTCGGTTACACCAAACCGTATAATGCTACTGAGAAGGCTTACAAGGAAGCAGAAGAACAGGTTGCAATGTATCAGAAGATGTTTGGTGATGAGTGGAAGGAAAACGCTATCACCGATGGTCTGATTGATGTAGATGGTAATCTGCTTTACACTAAGAAGAATACTACTACATTTCAGTCTTTCTTAATTGGAAAGAAGGTTCCGAAGGTTCAGATGGAGAATATCGCATATGGATTCTTTGAGATGCCTAACTCTGGTGAGGTTAAACCCGGATTTGTGTTTGTGAAAGATCCTGCAAACTTTGTCCCTGCATTTGGTAAGGTCTACATGTTCAAGGGAACGTGTAAGGACGAGGGTAAGGATATTGTAAACATCTCTACTGGAATTAACACTTCTAAACTTGTTGAACTCGATGATGAGTTTGATTACGATGAGTTTGTGACACTTGTCGAGGATTCACTTGGTGATAACTGTGCTACCTTTGAAGATGTGTATGACATCGACAATAAGGATGTAAAGGGCGAGTATAAGGATAAGAAGTTCCTGCTTGCAGAGGCCATTATTTCTAAGATTAGTGTTTTCGACACTTACGCTTACGTTGATGTTACCCCGCTTGATGAGAATTTTGAGGGTAATGTTACGTTCTCCTGTGAACTCAATATTGTTGCAGGACTTCACGAGCAGGCGGTTGGTATTGTTTGTTTCAAACCCTGGTTCAATAAGAAGGGTGAAGCATCCGGTAGTCTGTTTGGTTTCGTCACCGATCCTAAGTTCTCTCGTCCTGAAGATTTGTATGAGATTGCAGAGGATGTAGAGACTGTTGATGCACCTGTTGAGGATGATGATTTTCTCTAATCTTTTTAGGTGATTATAATGAATTATATTGAAGGATTAAAGATTATTGGCATGGTTGCACTTATCGTAGTATGCATTGCGCTTATCTTCATTTGGTATGCTGCATTTTGCTATCTTGGAATTGTCGTAGTTGGTATGCTTGGTATTACGGGATTATGGCAGACTATTTGTGGAATTGTTCTTGGTCTGTTTGTTGCATCGCTTCCTATGACTCTTGCCCGTAAGAACTAAGGAGTAAGAATAATGGCACTTGGTAAAAAGACTCTGGATAAAGCGGTAGAGGAAATACAGCAGCAGGAAGATCCTACTGCATCATTTTCCTATGATGATGCAATTCTCTCCCCACAGAGTAAAGATATTATTGTAATTTATGGAAACAAAGGTGAAGGTAAGACAACTACTGCATATGGTATGATTACTCCCGGTTCTAATGTAAAGGTTCTGTCATTCGATGCAAATAGTGTTTTACCATTGGATCTTGATTACATTAAGAATCGTGAACTTAATATTGAAGCACTTGATTCTCTACGTCCATATGATCGTTCTACAGCAGAATCTATGTTACGCACATCAAAGAATGTGTGCGATTGGAATATGTTTCTGCTCGACGTTATTAAAAAGAAGGATAACACCGATTGGATTGTTGTAGATGGAATTGAACGATATACTGAAATTGGTGAAAATGCAGGACGCTTTGAACTTAAAATAGATAAGTATCAGGGAACAGCAAATCAAAACCTTTGGAAGATTCGTAACATGCATGTTGATAATCTATTTGACAAGTGTGTTGAGGTTGCTAAAGTTGGTGTAATATTCATCATGTATCCCAAGATTGACACCACGATTGTTAGGATGGGACAGATTGTAGAGTCTGAGAAAGTGCCAAAGTGGGTTAGTAAGGTTGCAGTTGAATCACAGATTGTTATTCATGCTGTGCGGGAAATGAATAAAGACAATGCCCATTACTTTGCAATCATTGAATCGAGTAAGAAGGAGAAGAAATATCCTCCTGGTAAGTATGATGTTACCGGGACTACGCTGTATAATCTGATTAATAAGAAGGAGTGATGTTTATGGGTCAAGGATTGCATTATGAAAAGGAAGTTGCAGAACTGTATGAAGCATTAATTAGGGCGGATTGTAGAGGTGAAATAAATATTGACTGTGACAATTGTATCTATAATGTGGGTAATGGTGATACTGTTTATTGTAAACAGTCTGAACTTGTTGAAATAATTAGACAAATTAATAATGCACATCCACCAGTAAAGATTAAGAAAATTGTATTCGTTGCTGAAAAAACTGAATTACAGACTGTTATTGATAAGTATGAGGACTGATTTAAAATGTATGTTTCTGTTAATACCCTGAAGAATTTTATTAATGTGCTTGGAATTGCGATGAATGGTGATATGGTTATTACACGTAAGCCCAATGAAAATATCATTGCGAGTGTAACCAACACTGAGAAGCGAGTAATGATTACTGCCTTTATTGCAAATGGTAAGCAGGTTGAGTATGATGTTAACGAGTCTGTTGAGATGTGCATCAATGAACTTGACTTCAGGAAGCGTTACCTTGCAAACTTCGATGAAGAGTATGTTGGTGTTGTCACAACTGACGATTTGATTGTTCTATCTGACGATAAACTGACGGTTAATGTTCCACAGATTGATTACGAGTATGCTTCACGGAGTATTCCGGGTAAGAGTATCGAGAACATTAAATCATCTATTCCTCCGCGTGAGATTGTTATTGCGTTTGATGCAGACGACATCCAGAAGTTTATCAAAGTTGCAAAGAATCTAAATGAAACCATTGTGCGATTTACTATTCCTGTAGAGGGAGAATATATCAATCTAAGCACTGATAAGCGTTCTAAACTCGAAGTTCATGCGGATATTGATAACAAGTATGGTGAGGAGTTTACTGTTGAATTTGATATCAATGCCCTTGAAGATTCGTTTGCAGAGGCACAGTTAGATATTACGATGGGATTTGTCACTGAACAGACAAAGGATCAGTATGGTAATGATGTTCTCTACCCTGTTACGTTTGATTACATTACGGGTAAGAACAGTGAAATCAATGTTTCTGGTCTACTTATTCCGCACAAAGTTACGTGGTGATGTGTATGGCAAAAGTTAGTGTTACAATTGTTAATAAACTGAAAGAGAGTTATATTAAACTTCTTAATAAAAAGTATAGAAATGTAATTAAAGATATTAATGATAATATTGATAATAAAAAATGTAACATTCGTAAACAAGTATGTGATGATGTTATCAATTACATTAATACTAATTACCCCGATATTGTTGTAACGAATAATACATACAGTTACTATAATGAGATTAAGATTGGTATTGACCCAAATAATATTGAAATTGGTGAGTTAAAAAAACAAATTGATGAATATAATAGTATTCTTAATATTAAAACTGATGAACTTGATTTATGGGAAATTGAAGCATTAAAGGCCGGACTTGAAGAGAATATACCCGAATTTAATGTATAAGTGGTGATGTGAATGATTACCAACAAACTTTTTGTGGAGAAATATCGCCCACAAACGTTTGAGGATTACATTGGTAATGATACCACTGTAATTGCTGGATTACGTAAAGTTGTAAGGGAGAATCCATTTTCTCTTCCTAATTTGATTTTTGAATCGTCGGCGGGAACAGGTAAGACTACACTTGCCAAAATCATCATCAATGAACTTGGTGCTGACAAACTGTATCTTAATGCGTCTGATGAGCGTGGTATCGACACAATTAGAGAAAAGGTAAAGGCATTTGCATCTACTGTATCTTTCAAGTCTGATGTGCCTAAGATTGTGCATTTAGATGAAGCGGATGGACTTACACCTGATGCACAGAATATTCTCCGTAACATTATGGAAGAGTATTCTTCTCGTTGTCGATTTATCCTTACGTGTAATGTAATTAGTAAGATTATTGAACCACTCCGTTCCAGGTGCAAAGTAGTATCATTTGGGAAACCTGCACGTAATGAGATTCTTACACGATTAAGACACATCTGCACCGAAGAGGACATAACCATTGACGATATAAGTCTTAATGAAATTATTGATGTCAATTACCCTGATATTCGTTCGATGGTGAAGTCTCTTGATATTTACAAGAATCTTGGTGAATTAGACACTAAGAAAAATATCAATATTGCTGATGAACTTTTCACGTTAATTAAGGGTAGGAAAATCACTGAAGCACGTAAACTGTGGAATAGTAATACAGTTGATTACCGGAGCATTACATTCCAAATCTACCTGAAAGTGTGGAATGATGATTCTCTCTCTGCCTCTGACAAGATTTCTGCCATTGAAATTGTAGCAGAATCAGATTACAGAATGGTTTATGGTGCTAATGCAGAGATTACCTTTGCAAACATGGCCTTTAAACTCATGCGTATTCTTGGTAAAAGAGGTGCGTAATGGATAACAAATCAACCATTAAACTCATCAAGAAACATGGTAAGAGTTATAGTGGTAAAACCAATCTTATTAATTTTCTTGAAGGTAAACATATCACACGCAAGGAAGCGATAAGTGCTTATTGTTACGATTGTCAGGGATATTGTGAAGATGGTAGAGTAGAGTGTGAGCAGTTACAGTGTCCTTTGTATTCTTACAGTCAGTTCAACAAATACAACATTGATAAGAGTGATAAAGAATGATTCTAGTAGACTATCAGATTAAACAACGTATCGAGGATGGAACACTTGGTATTACTCCTTACGATGAGAATAGTATTAATCCTAATTCATACGATTTACATCTTTCAAACCAGTTTAAGTATTATATTAACAACGGACAGATGATTGACCCTTACGACAGAAATACAATTCTCTACGGACATGAAGTAATTGAAGGCAACACCTTTACTATTCAGCCTGGAATGTTTGTGCTCGCTGTTTCACAGGAGACTATTACCTTACC